AGGGCTTTTTTCTCAGGGGTTAGAAAAAAACGGAACCATAGGATGTGGTTGGCATGGGCTGGAACAAGCCGTTCGACGATGCGGAGCTCGAGTACATCGAGAGGCACTACCCGCAGATGAGCTGCGCCACCATCGCATCGAAGCTGGACCGAACCGAGCGCGGTGTTCGTAAAGTTGTCAAGCGGCTCGGGTTGTCGGAACGACAGGCGCCCGCATGCGCGCGCAGCAATGAAGACGCGCGCGCGGAGGAAGGCCCTGGCGACGAGGGCGCCCAGGACGAGCTCGCGGAGCTACGCGAGATAAAACGCGTGCTGAAGCGCACGCTTCGTGACGACATCAATCCGAAGGACATGCCGAAGCTGTCGGCAGAGCTTCGGGAAGTGATCAAGCGGATTTCAGATCTGGAAGGAGGCGCGGATGGCGGCGGTGGCTCCGTGGATAGCGGATCGAGCATCGTCGTCTCGGTGCCGCTACGCCCCGCCTAAGCTGAGGGTAGCGCGCCCGTACGATTTTACGCACGGCGCGCGCGTCGACGCTTTCGCGCAGGGGCACGGCAAGCGCCTCATGCGCTGGCAGCTCGACGTCGTGAACGACTGGGGCGCCGTCGACAGCGAGATGCAGTTCGTGCATCGCCGCTGCGGCGCGTCGATCCCGCGCCAGGTCGGCAAGTCCGACACGGTCGTCGAGTGGGTCTCCTACATGGCGGCCGAGCTCGGCTACGGAGTGCTCTACACGGCGCACAACTACGACACGACGTGCGAGATGCTCAGGCGGTTTCGGAACATCTTCGGGTCGCGCGCGAACGACCCGACGGCGAGCCACCCGCGCTACAACCGCATGGTGGCCAAGTGCGAGAACTCGACGGCCCAGGAAGCGATCTTCTTCAGGTCGGGCGGCTTCATCTGTTTCAGCACGAGGACGAAAAGCGCGAAGCTCGGCTACAGCTTCGACGTCATCGTATACGACGAGGCGCAGGAGCTGACCACCGAGCACGTGCAGATCATATCCGCCACGACGACGTCCGGCAAAAACGACAACCCGCAGGAGCTCTACCTCGGAACTCCGAAGAGGCCGGGCAGCTTCGGCAACGTCTTCGGTCCCATGAGGGACGAGGCGCACGGGAGCCCGGAGGACGATCTCTGCTGGTGGGAATGGGGTATCAGCGAGGTCGGCGACATCGCCGACGAGTCGCGGTGGCTCGAGGTCAACCCGTCGCTCGCGGACGGCGTTGCAAACATCGCGTCGCTGCGCATGAACTGCAGGAAGTTCATGAAGCTCGGCGACGAGGGCGTCCTGGCCTTCGCGCAGGAATTCCTCGGCTACTGGCTCCCGGGCAACCGGTCGGAGCCGCCCGAGATAGACGCCGCGGCCTGGGACGCGCTGGCCGTCGACAACCCGCCGACCGAGGGCCGCGCCGTGCTCGCGTTCAAGTTCGCGCCTGACGGCTCGGAGGGCGCGGTCGTCGCGTGCCGGCGGCCGAAAGGCGGCAAGCCGCACGTGGAGTGCGTGGCCATACGGTCTATGAGCGGTGGGCTCGGGTGGTTCGTCGACTTCGCCGTCGCGCGCGTCGACCGCTATGCCGGGTTCGTCATCGACGGCGGCGGAAACGCACAGGAGATGACCGACCGGCTGCTGGGCGCCAGGGTGCCGGAGCACGCGATCGCACGCCCGACCACGGCGCAGATGTGCGCCGCGTGCGCGGGGCTGCTGTCCGACGTTGCCGACGGCTCGTTCACGCACTACGGGCAGCCGGACTTCGACAAGGCCGCCAAGGGCGTCAAGAAGCGCCCGATCGGGAAGAGCGGCTACGGCTTCGAGGGGATTGACGGAGCCGACGCGCTGCCGGTCGAGGCCGCGGCACTTGCCCTGTGGGGCATCGATGAGATCAAGAGGGATCCTGACAGGAAGCTGAGGTGCGGATGACGAACAGCATCAGTGGCGCGAAGCGCGCAAAGTACCTTAAGAAGCCGCAGCAGGACGCCATCGAGGCGCTGCTCGACGTCTACTCGAAAGTCTCCAAGCGCAACGCGCTGCTCGAGGACTACTACGAGGGCGACGTCATGGTCAAAGACATCGGTATCGACGTGCTCCCGCGCGACGCGGACGTGCACGTCGACCTGTCGTGCAACTGGCCGGAGAAGGCCGTCGACGCGCTCGCGAACCGGAGCCGCTTCGACGGATTCGTGTTCAAGGACCTCGAGAGCAACCCGGTGCTCGACCGCATCGTCAAGGACAACCACCTGGCGACCGACTACAAGCGCCACGTCATAGGGCAGCTTAAGCGCGGATGCATGTTCGCGACCGTCGGCCGCATGGGCCCGGGCGTGAACGTGAGGTTCCACGGCGCCGACTCTGCGGCGGGGATCTGGGACGAGCTCCACGGCCGGCTCGGGTCCGGCTTCGTGATAGCGAACCGGGCGAGGACGGCATACTCGCCGCATCGGGCGGTCCCGGTGCAGATCAACCTCCACATGCCCGGCAGCGTAACCGAGATCAGGAGGAGCTTCCAGAACCCCGGCGAGTGGGTGGCAGACACGCAGCTGCAGCCAAACGACTGCCCTCTCATGGTGGCGTTCCGGTTCCGGCCGACGGACAGCAAGCCGCTGGGCTCGACGAGGATCACCAAGGCGGTGCGCGACCTGACCGACGACGTTCTGCGCGTCCGACTCGCGCTCGCGGTGTCGACGGCCTTCTACGCTGTCCCCCAGAAGTACCTCCTGGGCCTGACCGACGAGCAGTACGACAGCCTCATCGGCTCGAAGTGGTCGACCTACATCAACTCGGTGTTCATGTCGACGCGCGACGGGGCCACGGGCGAAGTGCCAAAGCTCGGCCAGCTGCAGGCCAACAGCCCGCAGGCGCTCATCGATCTGATCCGGTCGGACGCGGCGCTGTTCGCTGGGGCAACGAGCGTCCCGCTCAACAGCCTGGGGATCATCCAGGACAACCCGTCGAGCGCCGAGGCCATAGAAGCGGCGCGCGCCGACCTGATCGACGTGGCCAACGACCTCAACGACGACAACGCAGCGAGCCTGCGAGACGTCGCCATCATGGCCATGGCCGTCGCGTCGAACAAGCCGATCTCGTACATCACCGATGAGGAAGCGGGGGTCGAGGCGCATTTCAAGGATCCGAGGATAGCGAGCATGGCGGCGCAGGCGGACGCCGCGTGCAAGATTGCCGCCGTCGACGAGGGATTCGCCGGGACCGACGTGTTCTACGAGATGAACGGCTTCGACAGCGCGACCATCACTCGCATCCAGGCGCAGAAGCGGCGGACGATGGGGATGAACCTGCTTGCATCCGCAGCTGGCCAGGCCGATGAGTAGGCAGATACCGCGCGAGCTCGTTGTCGACTACAACAAGGCGATCAAGCGCCAGGGCGCAGCAGCAAAGAAGCAAGTCGAGGCGTCGCTCAGAGCGTACCTCAGGGACAACCCTGGAGCAACTGCCGACGAGGCGAGGGATTTCGCGTTCGAGTTGATGCAGGCGGCAGGAGATCTGTACGGCAACGCCTGCTCCCAGGCGGCGCTCGACCTGCAGTACGAGATCGCCGAGATGTTCGGCGCCAGGGCGCCCGACATCGGCGGCTGGCTTTACGAGCCGGACGCTGACTCGATTGCGAAGACGGCGCAGAAGTACGCGAACGAACTGGAGGATGGAAACGTCGACGGGTTCATTCGCGGAATCAGCGAGGGAGCCCAGTACTACGCCGAGCGGGGCGCTAACTCGACCATGGCCCAGACGGCAAGGAGCCAAGCCAAGGCGAGCGGAAAGAAGAGGCGAAAAGGGGCCGGTTCTCACGGCGTGAAGTTCGCCCGCGTGCCCATGGGGGCAACCACGTGCGACTTCTGCATTATGCTGGCGTCGCGCGGGTTTGCGTACTTGTCGGAAGAGTCGGCTGGCGAGTTCGACCAGTACCATCCGCACTGCGACTGTCGCATCGTGCCGAACTACGAGGGCGGCAGCCTGGAAGGTTACGACGTTGAATTCTACAGGGACGTCTACGAGCATCCCGAGAACCATCCGGAGATCCGTGAGGCGCAGAACGCGCGGAGGCGCGAGCTCTACGCCGAGAGGAAGCAGGAGGAACAGGGCGTGCAGTCGGGGCTATAGGCTCAGGGCTCACATCAATCGTTACGGAAACTAGCGGCCGAAAGCCGCTTTTTTCACGTCCTGGCACGGTGCTAGACGCGCCGGGGCGACTTTACTCATCGCGCGGGAGGTGTTCCGCGCGCCGACACCGGCTAGGGCTGGGGAAAGGGGCATGAAGATGTCCGAAGCAGGAAACACCGCGCAAGCGGGAAGCACGTCGACCGCGAACGATGCGGGAAACAACACCGCCCAAGGGGCGGGCGGGAGCCAGGCAGCTGCGGGCTCCCGGACTTTCACACAGGATGAGGTGAACAGCCTCCTGGCGAAGGAAAAGCGCGACATGCAGGCCAAGTTCTCCGACTACGAGGACCTGAAGGCCAAGGCCGCGCAGCTCGACGCCATCGAGGAGGCGAACAAGACCGACCTGGAAAAGGCGCAGGCCGAGGCGGCAAGGTACAAGAAGGAAGCCGACGAGCTCAAGGCTGCGGCCAAGCGCGCCGCCGACGTGACCGAGATGGCTGGCAAGTACGGCGTCGACGCCGCGCTCCTCGCGCGGATGGACGGCGACGTCGAGGAGAACGCCAAGTTCCTCAAGGAGCGGGGCGACGCCCAGCAGAAGTACCCGAGCACGTTCGACGGCGGCAGCCAGGGAGGCGGAACCGGCGGGGTGACCGCCGACGACATCAAGAACGCGAAGTCCGCCCGGGAGCGCGTGATGCTCCGGGCGCAGCTGGCTTCGCAGCAAAGAAAGTGAGGCTAATATGCCAGACGCAAACACCATCACCACGGCAGATGTCGCGGCCGGGCTCGACAAGGAGTTCGTCGCCAACTTCGACCACGAGCTCAACCAGCTGGCGGAGATCCTTGGGATCGTCGATCCGGAGATCATGGCTGCCGGCACGGCGCTTTACCAGTACCGCGTGACAGGCTCCCTCAACAACGGCGAGTACGCGCTCACGACCGACGAGGAAGTCGTGACCGGAAAGACGTACTACACCCGCAGCGGCAGCGAGGGCGCCTACGTCTACACGAAGGTCGACAGCCCGTCGACGGCGAGCATTGCGTCCTACTACGAGCTCGTCGCCTCGTCCGGTACGTCCTACATCGAAGGCGACCTGGTTGCCCTCTCGAAGTACACCGTCGAGAAGGTCCCGGTCGGCGACACCTCGTTCCTGCCGTACCGCAAGGTGACGACCGCTCAGGCGATTGCGAAGACGGGCGTCGTAAACGCCGTGCTCAAGACGGACCGCAAGATGGTCAACCAGGTGCGCGCGGCGATCATCGACTATTTCTTCTCGCGCCTCGACGCAACCGGCATCGGCACGGCGACCGGCGTCACCCTGCAGGCCGCGCTCGCGCAGTCCGAGGCGACGCTGAACGACGCGCTCGAGAGGAACAACGACTCCGCCGAGCGGATCATCCACTTCGTGAACCGATTCGACATCGCCGATTACCTGGCGACCGCCCAGATCACCACGCAGACGCTGTACGGGATGACCTACCTCGAGGACTTCCTGGGCATCAGCAACGTCTTCGTGACGAGCAAGATCGCGCAGGGGACCGTGTTCGCCACGCCCGCCGAGAACCTCCACCTCTATGGCATCGACTTCGGCGCCCTCGGCGAAGCCGGCCTCGAGTACGAGGTGTCCGACAGCGGCCTGATCGGCGTGCACCACGACCCGAAGCACAACCGCACCTCGGTCGAGACCAACGTGCTGTCCGGCGCGTACCTGCTGCCCGAGGTCCTCGACTTCATCGTGAAGGGCACCATCACGCCGAGCGTGTCGACCGGCGACTAAGGAGGAAACATGACGGCTACGACGATTAAGCCCTTCCGCCACGCGAACACCGGCATCACGTACCTCGTCGGCGACGAGTTCGAGGGCACCGACGAGCAGGCGCGCGAGCTGTGCGCCAAGGGCTTTCTGACGATGTCGGATGACTCCGCGCTGGAAGGTAATCCCGAGGGAGAGCTCGCGGAGCCCGATGAAGAAGAGGTCGCCCTCGAGGACATGACGGTCGCGCAGCTGCGCGCCATCTGCAACGAGTACGGCATCGAAGTTCCCGAGAGGGCCAAGAAGGAGAACCTCGTCGCGGCCGTGAAGCTGTACGAGTCCGAGGCCGACGACGAGCCCGATGAAGCGGGTGACGAGTAATGGGGGCGTCGTTCGCCACCGTCGCCGATTTCCGCAAGCTCTACAACAGCGATGAGACCGACGCGCGGTTGCAGGCTCTCCTCGACCGCGCGTCGCGTGACATCGCGTCCGAGCTCAGGGCCTCCGGCGTGACCTACGACGCTTCGGACGACGATTTCGCTGCAGACCTGGCAGACGTCGCCTGCGCGATGGTCAAGCGCACCCTGCCGGACGACGCCGGCGAAATCGAGATCCCGCACGGGTCGTCCCAAGTCAGCCAGACCAGCGGCCCGTACGCGTTCAGCGCGACGCTGGCCAACCCGTACGGCGACATGTTCATCACAAAGGCGGAGCGGCGCAAGCTCGGCATCGACCGCGCCCGCGCCGGCTTCTCGCCGCCCGTATAGGAGGTGGTCGCATGAGGGGCAGAGACGTCACGGTGCTCGTGCCCGTCGCGGGCCCGGTCGATCGGTTCGGCAACCCGACTAAGGCGGGGTACGACCGAATCGATGTGTCCGGCGTGCTCATCGCGCCCGGCGCATCGTCGGACATGGAGGCGTCGCGCCCGGAGGGCGCGGTCGTCGCGCTCACGCTGCACTTCCCGAAGTCGTGGGGAGGCGCGAGCCTTCGTGGTTGCGACATCGAGATCGGCAACGGGCCCTGGGCCGGCACGTACCGCGTCATCGGCGACCCGAAGCCGTACGACGAGCGCAACACGCCAACGCGCTGGAACTTCCCCGTGGAGGTGGAGGCGGCAGATGGCTAGCGCGCAGACGCACCTGAAGGTCGTCGTCAACGAGGCGAAGGCCCGGCACGCCATAAACAATGCGGAGAACCTCCCGCAGGCGCTCGAGGCCAAGGTCGACGAAATCGTCGGCAAGGCCAACGCACTCGGCGCCGGATATCGAACGGCCAAGTACCACCGCGACCACGAGTCGCCTGCGGTGGGCGGCACGCAGCCGAAGTACACGGGCGACGTCCAGCGGGGCAAGAAGGGCCCGATCGGCCTCGTGCACACGGGAAACTACGCGGCGATGAAGGACAACCACCTTCACAACACGCTGCTTAAGTCCATTTAGGAGGCCGCGCATGTACAGCATAACCGAGCAGTTCGTCGCGTGGCTCTCGCTTCTGGGCTACGCGGCATCCACGCATCCCCCGAAGACGGGCCGCGAGTTCGTCACCGTAGAGAGGACGGGCGGCGGCGTGACCGACATGGTTGACCACCCCATGATGGCCGTCCAGACATGGGCGGTCGACGCGCCGCGCGCGGAGGAGATGGCCAACGAGATCAGGCTGGCTGCGCTCACGTCGCCGCTGCCGGAAGGCGTTCACCGCGTCGGCATCAACGCCGGCCCGTACGCGTTCTACGACGAGGAAACGCGGATGCCGCGCTACCAGATCGTGCTCGACGTGACGTGCCGGCTCACGGATTACCCAACGAACATATAGGAGGTAGACCATGGCAGACATGGACGCAAGCCAGGTCACAGTCGGCTCCGCCGCAGTGACGGGCGCAATCAAGGTGGCCCCGAAGAACACGCCGATGCCGACCGACGCCACGTCAGCTCTCAACCAGGCGTTCACCAAGCTCGGCTACACGAGCGAGGCGGGCGTCAAGATCGCGGAATCCCGCGAGACGAACGAGATCCCGGCGTGGGAGGGGCGCACCACCGTGTGCACGATCGTGACGAAGTACACCGAGGCGGTCAGCTTCACGCCGATCCAGTGCAACGCCGACGTCGCCAAGTTCATCTGGGGCGACGACGCGGTAACGGTCGACTCCGAGACTGGCGCGATGACGGTGAAGCACCACGGCGCGAGCCTCGAGCCTGTCGCCGTCGTGATCGAGACGGCCCCAGCGGTCGGCATTATAAAGCGCTACGCCGGCATCTTCCAGCTCAACGAGCGCGGAGAGGTCACGATGGACGGCACGCAGGTCGACGGGCGCCAGCTCACGCTCAACGCCGTCGCCGACAGCGATGGCACGACGATGACCGAGTTCACGGCGTACACGGACTAGGGGGCTCAGAATGGCTGAGGAGAAGCGCCCCGAAGGGCGCGCCTCTACGGTGGAGGTGCGCGGCGTCGAGTTCGCGGTCGACGAATCGGCTGCGAAGTCCTGGACCGCCGTGAAGCTGTACCGGAAGTTCAACGACGGGCTCATCGGTACGTTCGAGAAGCTCGACCTCTCGTTCGAGCTGATACAGATGATCACGGGTTGCACCGAGGACCAGATCGTCGAGTACGCCGGAGGCGCGAGCGCGCCGGCCGTCGACATCGTGAACTTTGCGGCCGAGCTGGTCTCGGCCATCAACCCAAAAAACTAGGGAGGCTCGTGGCCCTGCTCTCTGAGAGGGAGGGCGCGCTGCGGGCCGACCTTCAACGCTGCTACGGCATCGACCTCGACCACGCCATGGCAGGCGAGCACACGGCGGAGCATGTCGCCGCGCTCGTCGACAACCTGCCGCGCGACGCTCGCGTGTACGACGTTGGCGACCCCGATGCTGAGTGGACGCTCCAAGACGTCATTCTCGCCGACATCCGCAACATCCTCATCGGGTTCGTCTGGGGCATGCAGGACCCGAAGAAGAGAGGGCCCGAGCCCAAGAGACTCGGGCCCTCCTGGATGACGCGCGACAAGACCCGCAAGCTCGACGCGCGCGTGATGACTATCGACGAGCTCGAGGCAGAGCTGAGCAAGCCCAGGAGGTGATCGAATGGCATCAGAGAAGATCGGATCCTCATACCTAACAGTAGAGCCGAAGATGTCCGACGGGTTCGCATCAGATCTCGAGCGCGCCGGCGGGAAGTCAGGGCAGGGATTCGGCAACGCGTTCAGCGTGGCGGCCGGCAACCTGATCTCCGGGGCGGTCGAGAAGCTCGGGGCCGCGGTCGCCGACACCTTCAAGACGGCGTTCGACAACTACGCCAACTACGAGCAGCTCGTCGGCGGCGTCGACACGCTGTTCAAGGAGTCGAGCTCGATCGTGCAGGAGAACGCGGCACGCGCGTTCAAGAGCGCCGGCATGAGCGCGAACGAGTACATGGAGAACGTGACGAGCTTCAGCGCGTCGCTGCTCCAATCGCTCGGCGGCGACACGAAGAAGGCCGCCGACTACGCCGACCGCGCCATGGTCGACATGTCCGACAACGCCAACAAGATGGGCACGGACATGGACCGCATCACGGACGCGTACCAGGGCTTCGCCAAAGACAACTACACCATGCTCGACAACCTCAAGCTGGGGTACGGCGGGACCAAGACCGAGATGCAGCGCCTGATCTCCGACGCGGCGAAGATGACCGACGTTCAGAAGGAGCTCGGCGTCACCGTCGACGGCTCGTCGATGTCGTTCGGAAACGTCGTCAACGCGATCTCGGTCATGCAGAAGAGCATGGGGATCGCCGGCACGACGGCCAAGGAGGGCTCCGAGACCATAAGCGGGGCGATCGGCAAGCTCGAGGCGAGCTGGCAGAACTTCCTCACCGGCGTCTTCGACGACAACGCCGACATGGGAGCCCTCGGCGAGCAGCTCTTCGAGAGCGTCGGGGACGTGATCCGCAACGTCGCGCCCAGGATCATGACGCTCGTGCAGCGGGTCGTCATGGAGCTTCCCGGGGCGCTGGTCTCGGCGCTGCAGTCGCTGCCGGAGATGATGCAGCCGGCCATCACCCAGGTGTTCGGCGAGCAGATGGGCGGCCAGATCAACGAGGCCCTCGGCGGGGCACTCGGAGATATGGGCGCCCTGTTCCAGCAGGTATACGACGCGGTGATGCCGCTCATCGAGAGCATCATCGAGCTGGTCACGCCGATCGCCGAGACCGTGCTCAACATCGCGGTGACCGTGCTCCCGCTTCTGCAGGAGGCGCTCGGCATCGTCATCGGGTTCGTGACCGAGAACGTCATCCCGACGGTCACCGAGGTCATCGAGACGATAACGCCCGCGGTGGAGACCATCATGGCATCCATCAACGAGAACCTCCCGTTCATCCAGGAGCTCGTCTCGACGGTGATGGGCGTCGTCCAGGACGTCATCGACACCGTGTGGCCGCATGTCCAGGAGATCGTCACCACGGTGGCCGGCGCGGTGGCCGACTTCATCGTCGAGCACTGGCCGGCGATCTCCAACATCGTCACGAAGGTGATGGGCGCCATCAAGACCATCATCGAGACGGTCTGGCCGATCGTGAGGACGGTCATCGAGACCGTGATGGGCGCAATCCAGACCATCATCGAGACGGTCTGGCCGATCATCTCGACCGTGGTCGGGACAGCGATCGAGGCGATCTCCGGGGCCATCGACGGCATGGAGAGGCTCGTCGGCGTGGTGAGCGGTATCTTCAACGGAATCAAGAGCGCCATCGAGGACCCGATCGGCACCGCCAAGAGGTTCATCGAGGAGGCCATGGCCACCATCCAGAGAATCTTCGACGGGCTCGACTTCTCGCTTCCTGACATCGCGCTGCCGCATTTCAACATCTGGGGCGGCGAGTTCCCGTACGGGATCGGCGGCCAGGGCAGCGCGCCGGAGTTCTCCGTCGAATGGTACGGCACGGGCGGATTCGCAGACAAACCGACGATCCCCGGCTACGGCGACCGCGGCCTCGAGATGTACTGGCCGGGCTACGCGCCGTACTTCGACAAGTACGCGAAGGGCATCGCCGAGCACATGCCGACGGGCGGCGGCGTGGTCATAACCGGCAACACGTTCAACGTCCGCAAGGAGTCGGACATCAGGCTCGTGGCCGAGGAACTCAACACGCTGATCAACAGGCAGCAGGCAGGAGCGTTCGCATGACGGTGATTTTCGACGGGCACGACCTGTCAAGTCTCTTCGACATCGGCGACCCCGACATCAGCATCCTGAACTCGAAGGCTGACTTCGCAAACTCGGATTCGATGACGGGCGCCATGGTGCTCGGGCGCCGCTGGGACGTCTCGAGCGTCTCGTTCGCCATAGTGGCGTACGGGACGGCCAGCGAGAGACGCAACGCCTTCTCCGCGCTCGGAGCGTGGCTCAACGTCGACGAGCCCAAGAAGCTCGTCTTGCCAGACACCCCCGACCGCTACTACATGGCCATACCGGACGGGTCGCTCGATCTCGAGAGGGGCATCCTCGGCGAGAAGACGCGCATCGCGTTCAAGCTCACGAACCCGGTCGCCTACAGCGCCCAGGAGACGACGGTGACCGTGCCGTCCGGCGGGTCGGTCACGTTCGACGTGGGCGGGACGTTTCCGGCCAAGCCGCGCATCCAGGCGACCGCCGTGCGGAACTCGTCGTCGCTCGTGTGGGGCGTGCGCCTCGACGAGGGCGACTTCGTGCACGTGGCCACGGGCAACTCCGCCGGCAGGATCGTGGTCGTCGACTGCGACGCCAGGACGGTCACGCTCTCCGGCAACGCGCATATCATGACGCTCGACTCCGACTGGCTCGAGCTCTCGCCCGGGTCGCACACGCTCAGGATGGATGCCGGCACGGGCGCCGCGACGGTGACGTACCGGGAGAGGTGGCTGTAAATGCGCAGGATCCTGATTTACAACCACCTCGACGCGCCGCTCGGCGAGCTGTCCGCCAACGACGTCTTCTCGTGCACGCGCCGCGAGGAGATCAACGGGGAGCACTCGCTCGAGATCGTCACGACGCAGGTGCTCGAGCAGGGGCAGCGCATCGTCTACCAGGACGGGCGCGGCCTCTGGCGCGAGTACGTCGTGTACGGAGTCGACGAGGACCACAGCTCCGGGCGCACCGTGGTCGGGACGTACTACTGCGTGTGGAGCGTTCAGCCCGACCTGCAGGGCGTGTGCGTCTCGAAGATGCCGGGCGTGCAGAGCCCGGTGACGGCCGGCTACGCGCTCTCCGAGGCCCTGTCCGAGCAGACGCGATGGTCGGTCGGCACGGTGACGAACTCGAACACCGGCGGCGCGTCGATGTACGACATGAGCGCCTGGAAGGCGATGGGCGTGCTCGTCGGCAACTGGGGCGGCGAGCTCGGGGTGACGATCCAGGTCTCGACGGTCGGCGGCTACGTCACGTCGCGCGCCGTCGACCTGTACTCGCAGATGGGCTCTCAGACGGCAAGGAGGCGGTTCGACTTCGGGGCCGATCTGAAGTCGGTCAAGCGCAAGGTCGCCGACGGGCCGCTGTACTGCCGCATGTCGCCGCGCGGGAAGGGCGCCCAGACCGAGGGCGGCGGCTACGGCCGCAAGATCCGCATCAACGACAACGACCCGACGGCGCCCGACTACATCACGTACGCCCCGATGGTCGACGTGGCCAAGTTGCCCGACGGCGCCGGCGGCTACCAGTACCCGACGAAGATCGTCGAGAACTCAGATTGCGAGACGCCAGAAGACCTGCTCGCGTGGGCGGAGTCGGCGATTGCCGGCGAGCTCGCGCCGAAGGTCACCTACGAGATCGACGCGCTGCAGGCGGCGCGCGAGGGCGTCGACATGCAGGGCGTCTCGCTCGGCGACAGCGTCGATTTGGTCGACCGCAAGTTCCGCGCCGACGGGGTGAGGCTGACCGGGCGCGTTGTGGGCATAGTTGTCGACGAGATAACCGGCAAGAACGACAGCGTGACGATCGGAACGGACCAGGAGAGCATCGCGAGCAAGTTCTCGGACTCCGGCAAGGTCGCGCTCGAGGCCGTGAACGCGCTCGCCGGCTCGCTGACCACGGCGGCCTACATCGAGAATCTCGTCGAGCGGATCAACGCCGACATCAACGCCACGGGCGGCTACACGTACATCATCCCCGGCAACGGGATCCGCACGTACGACGCTGCCGTGAGCGATCCTCTCGTCGGCTCCGAGGCCGGCAAGGTGGTCGAGATCAAGGGCGGCACGGTCCGGATCGCGAACAGCAGGACGAGCGGCGGCGACTGGGACTGGAAGACGGTTTTTTCGAGCGGGTTCATCGGGACCGATGTGCTGACTGCGAACAACGTCGTCGTTGGCAAGATCGAGGATGCGAGGAACAAGCAGTCGCCGGGATCCGGCAACTACTGGGACCTCGACAACGGGATTCTCAGCGTCAAAAACGGAAGCGTGCTCGCCGACCTCATCACGGCAGGCAGGATCAGCTCGGCCAACGGCAAGGTGTATTTCGACCTCGACAACAACGAGCTCGTGTGCGACAAGCTCGCCTCGACCGCCACAACGGGCGGCGTCTCGAAGCTGGTCGCGAACATGGACGCGTTCACGATCGATTCCTACAACACGAGCGGCATGTCGGTGAAGAACAGCACGTACGACGACGGCGCGATCTGCATCAAGCCCGGAACGTCGTCCAGTGACAACGCGATGTACTCGCCAATGCTCTACTCGAAGAACTCCATGCGCGTTCAGAACTCGAGCGGATCGAACATCGTCGTGAAGAGCAACGGCAGCGTCGAGCTCAACGTGTACGACTCTTCAGTCTCTGGGTACTCGCCGTACATCAGCGTCTCGAAGAATAGCGCGAACACGCCGGACCTCACGCTGAGCTCGCGCAAGGGCGTCCGCGTGAGCGGCGGCGGGAGCTTCACGATCACAGGAGGCGGCACCAAGTCGCGCCTGGCCGAGACCGAGAACTACGGCGACAGGCTGCTGTACTGCTACGAGACGCCGACGCCGATGTTCGGCGATGTAGGCAGCGGGGAAGTCGGCGACGACGGTACGTGCGTCGTGGAAATCGACGACGTCTTCAGCGAGACGGTCAACACGAGAATGGGATACCAGACCTTTATCCAGAAGCGCGGCGATGGGGACGTGTGGGTTGAGAGCAAGGCGCCGACGCACTTCGTTGTGCGCGGCACGCCAGGCCTCCCGTTCGATTGGGAAGTCAAGGCGAAGCAGCTCGGCTTCGAGTACCTGCGGATCGACGAGGACGGCCTCGACCCGACGCCCGACGAGCTACCGAGCCCGGAGTCGGCGCACGCCGACCACGTGGCCGAGCTCGAGCAGTTGCTGTTGCAGGAAACGGTTCTGATTGGAGAGTAACGATGAAACAGCTTTCTAGCCTCATGGCGCTGTCGGTAAACGGCGGCGACCGGATCAGCTACACGTACGACGAGATCGACGGAGAGACGGGCGACCTCGTCGAATCGAACGTAAAGGGCTCGTTCTTCGTCGTCGACGAAGGGCTCCGAGCCCACGTCGAGGCGATCCGCGACTATATCCGCGAGAACAAGCTCGCGGGCTAGCGTAAGGAGGGCACATGCCAGTCAACGAACACGCATTCGTGGTCGACGTGGCCAAGTCGCAGATCACGCCGACGCCGCAGATTGTGCTCGGCCAGTCCGACCACAACGCGACCACGCTGATCGCGACCATGCTCGACAATGGGCGGCCGCTTGCCGTCGACGGCTACACCGCGTACTTCGAGATGCTGCTGCCCGGCGGCAAGGCGAGCTACGTGCAGGAGGCCTACCTGTGCGAGGGCAACACCGTCGGCGTGACGATCGACGAGGAGAGGGCCGCGGCCGTCGTCGGCCGAACGAACGTCGCCTACATCGCCGTCCGAGACGGCAACGGCGACCTGATCGCGTCGACCGGCCGCTTCAACGTGACCGTGCTCAAGTCGGCGCGCTCCGGCCAGCCGGCAGAGTCGTGGATCTCCGGCATCGACGCCGCCCTGGACGCCATGACCGAGGCGACCGAGGGGGCGACGACGGCGGGAGCAGCGGCGCAGTCGGCAGCAGAGGCGGCGCTGAACGCGACCGAGGCCGCGAGCCAGGCGGCGGATGACGTCGCTGCGCAGGTCGTCCAGCAGGCGGCAGATTTCGCGGCGGCGCAGAACGAGAGGGCGCAGGCGTTCGCGGAGGCCCAGGCGAACCGCTCGACGGCCTACTCGGCGGCAGAGGCCGACCGCAACAGCGACTACGAGACGGCGGAGGCATCGCGCGACGAGCTGTACGCGCGAGCCGAGGCGTCCCGGACGGAGCAGTCGTCCCAGGCTGCAGCCGCAGCGCGCAGCGCAGCCGAGAGCGCCGAGTCGGCGGCGCGGACGGCGAACGCCGCGGCGGGAAACGCGGCCAGCGCCACGTCGGCGGCGAACACGGCAGCGGAGAACGCGGCCGAGGCCGCGCAGAACGCGACGGCGGCGGCGCAGAGCGCCGGCAACAAGGCGGCGGAGGCAAGCGCCGCGGCCGAGAGCGCGAACCAGGCGCACGACGCGATCGAGGAGCTCATCGAGGAGGGCCTGCAGGTGCCGCTCATGACGGCAGCGACGCGCGGCGGCGCCAAGCTCGGCGACGGGCTGGTCGTGGAGGACGGCGCGCTGTCGTCGGCGATCGTCTTCGGCTACGAGACCGTCGGCGCTGTGGAGATGCCGACCGTGACGATTACGTACTAAGGAGCGCATATGACGACAATCACTTACCATCCCGCGACCCACGAGGGGCAGGGGAACATCGCCGCCGAGATTGCCAAGCTCGTGATCCTCAAGGAGATCGAGATCGGCCACACGGTCGACGAGATCGCCGACTGGTCCGAGCTCGCCGCGATGATCCGCGAGGGGATCGCCGAGCACGTCTTCCCGGCGGGCGAGACGAGGCTGCGGTTCCCATGGACCACGCAGGCCTCCGACACCGCAGAGACCGTCGAGTACACGGCGCCGGTCAACGTGTGCCACTACGGCCAGGGGGCGCTCGCCGACGGCGAGGTCGTCAACGTCGGGCACGTGCAGTTCCACCGGTGCCTGCCGTTCGACACCGTGTTCTCGCCGGCGCAGGCATGGCTCTACGCGATAGACGGGCTGCCGGCGGGCAGCTACAGCGTAACCGTGGCGGCCGACACGAACGGCGTTCCCGCCGGCACGTACTACTTCACGCTCGCGACGGCAATACCGGCAGGAGGGCAGATCTGCGGCCTGATCGACAGCTCGGCGAAGGCCAACATCAGGACGTACGCGTCGCGCACGGACACGACGGTCCTCGAGACCGTCGCCGCCGCCGACATCACGACGACCGACCCCGGCGGGGCCGTCAGCCTCGGTGCCTTCCCGACGGCGAACCTTTCCTACATCGTGCCTGCGTCGGGCGTTCCCGCGCAGGCGAAGAGCGTCACGATCGGCGGTACGACGTACACGTACCACGGCCTCAACTACCCGGCGCGGTGCCGCTACGGCAACAACAGGTGGCTGCACTCCCCGATCAGGCAGTACCTCAACGGCGAGGGCTTCGGATGGTGGTCTCCGGCGACCGTGTTCGACCGCCCGCCGGCGTTCGCCGGCCGCATCGGTTTCCTGTCCGGATGCCCGGAGTCGATGGTCGAGCACATGCTGCCGATCGCGCGCAAGACCGCGCTCAACTACGTCACAGACGGCGGCACATCGGGCGCTCCCGAGTACGACGTCACGCACGACCTCGTGACGCTGCCGAGCGGGCTCGAGCACTTCCTACAGTCGACTGCGGCCTACGGAGGCGCCGCCGGCGAGGAGGGCGAGCCGTGGGAGTACTGGTCGCGAGTCGCCGGATCGGCGACGCCGCTGCCGTGGTCCACATGGGGCAACGAGTCGACGTACCATCCCGAGTACGTGCAATACGACCTTGCGAGCGCAACCACACCCCGCAGCGTGTGGATGCGCTCGGCTTATCGCGGCAACGGCCACGGCGTCGCCATTGTGAGCAGCGCGGGCAACTGCAACTACTACTACGCCATCAACGGATATCGCGTTGCGCCGGCTTGTGCCATCGGCTAATCGTCAATCGCCCCCGCCCGCGGCGGGGGCGTCTCAGGAGGATGAATGTCTGTACCGGCAGGACAGAGATCCCGCTCGAAGCTCGAGGTCCAGGTAGCCTGCGAGGAGCTGGTCGCCCACACGGTGAAGATCGTCGCCAACGGGAAGCACTTCAAGCCGGAGAACGCGAAGCTGCACGACAGGATCCTGGACGCGGCGATAGCCATGGGCCAGGACGTGTGGGAGGCAAACGGCATCAGGGTCAAGACCGCGGCGGACTACGCCGAGAGGCGAAGGCTACAGGACAGGGCGATCCGCGAGGCGAACTCGCTGCTGTACTTGATGACGGTATCGAGAAGGATAGACCGACTGAGAACCGGCAAGTACCACCACTGGGCCGAGCTCGCCAGGAAGGCGAGGGATTTGGTCCGTGCATGGAGGGATTCGGACGCCCGGCGGTTCGGGCGTCAGTTCCGGGAGGAAGGCTGAACCCCGCAACGTGTGGATGCGCTCGGCTAATCGCGGCAACGGCAACAACGTCGCCAATGTGAACAGCGCGGGCAACTGCAACAACAACAACGCCATCAACGGCAATCGCGTTGCGCCGGATCATGCCGACGAGACGAACGTGGAGGCGGCACGAAGTGCGGCAGATTCGTAATCACCAAGGCACGAGGAGCCTTCCTCCTGCGGGCGAGACCCGCGAACAATGCGGGGGCGACGGCGTTTGCCCACGGGCAAGCACGCCTACCAGCGCCCCCGGGATCCAAGAGGCCGACGTCATCGGCTTCGACGCGCTCTGGGAGTCGATGGAGAAGAGCAAGCGCGGCGTCATGTGGAAGGGAAGCGTCGCGAGCTTCGTGCTCAACGGCGCGGAGTCGGTCTCAAAGCTGGCGGCCGAGCTCGCCGACGGCACCTACAGGCCGCGCAAGACCACAACATTCGTGGTCACGAGCCCGAAGGCGAGGACCATCGTGTCGACGCCCTTCCGCGATCGAGTTTACCAGCGATCGCTCAACGACAACGTGCTCTACCCGGCCGTCGTCCGCTCGCTTGTGTACGACAACGCCGCCTGCCAGACCGGCAAGGGGACGGACTTCGCTCGCGGACGCCTGAAGTGCCACATGCAGCGCCATTACCGCAAGCACGGCACTGCTGGATGGGTCCTGCACGTCGACGTCAGGGGCTACTACGCGAACCTGCCGCACTGGGTCGGCGAGTCGGTGTTCGATCCCGCGCCGGAATGGGCGAGGAAGCGCGCCGTCTCGGTCCTGAGAAGTCAGTACGCGGGGGACAGGGGCTACAACCCCGGCTCGCAGATGGTTCAGATCGTCGGCATAGCCGCCCTGAACGGCGTCGACCACTACATCAAGGAGCGCCTGCGCGTCAAGGGGTACGTGCGCTACATGGACGACCTCATACTCGTCCACGAGTCGCGCGAGTTCCTCGAGGGGTGCCTGAAGGGCATCGCAGGCGAGCTCGCCAAGATCGGGCTCGAGGTCCACCCGAGAAAGACGAGGATCAGGCCGATCGCGGAAAAGACGCCGTTCCTCGGCTTCGACTTCCGTCTGGCGGACACCGGCAAGGTCGTCATGACCGTGCGGCCGGAGTCGGTCAAACGGATGCGCCGGAGGGTCTCGCGGCTCTGCGCCCTCGAGGCGAGGGGCCTGCGCCCGCCGGGCACGACGCGCGACGCGTACGAGGGATGGAGGGCGCACGCCGCCAAGGGCGACTCGCGCCTGTTACTGGAACGATGCGACAGATGGTTCGCGGGGCTTGGAAGGAGTCCAGATGATTAGCGTGACAAGGATCAACGCCCGAGAGGACAAGGACGTCGAGCGGCTCGACTCGAGGGCCGAGAAGATCGTGGGCCTGCTCGAGTACACGGCCATGATGGCAGACGTCGAGCTGCCCGGAGACGACGAGGAGGAGGACGAGGACTATGAGCTATAGCAAGTTCGCGGCCAAGGTGAAGCGCTACTACGACGCCGGCACATGGACGGCGCGCATGGTGCGCGACGCGCTCGACAAGGGCAGGATCACCGCTCTCGAGTGCGCTTGCATCCTGTGCGCCGGCGTGATCGAGGCGCTCGGCGACGACCCGTCGAGGGACGACCTGCTCGAGGCCGCCGAGATGCTCGGGCTGAGCGTGCCGGATGGAGCGACGGACGAGGAAATCGTCGCGCTCATCGAATCGGCGACGGAGTAGCGATGATCTCCCTTGCGAATTCGGCGTAATCATCGGAGGGGCGAGCTAGGATGCTGGAGTTTGAGATTTCGGTTTTCGAAACGGTCACAGGCGGCGTTGCTCTTGCCGCAATCCTTGGAATGTGGGCCATGCTCAAAAAGTTCATCAAGGAGCAGCGCAAGGCCAACGAGGCTAACAAAATGTTCATAAGATCGATGCAACGTGCTGAAATCGTGCGCTATTTTCGCATCGTGGTGGAGCAGGGCATCCCGATTACGCCAGCTGAGATGGAGCACGTCGATCGATGTTACGAGTCATACCACGAGAGCGGCGGCAACGGGGTCGGCACGATCATGTACGAGAAGATTATAGAACACCTTCGGCTAACCACTACCGCAACCACGGATGGAGGTAACCTAAATGGATGAGAGCACCAAAGAGATCGAAGCAACGAAACTCGCTGTTTCGATTGAGACGAAGATTCGCACGGCGCTTTTCTTCGTCACTTGGATTAATCAGATTTTCGCATTTTTCGGGGCGCCGACGCTCGACATCGACTTCGGGCAAGCATACGGCGTGGTGTCCAGCATCGTCGCCTTCGCGGTCTCGGTCTGGGCGTGGTGGAAGAACAACAGCTTCACGTGGCCTGCGCTGTTCGGCGACGCGGCGATGAACAGCGCGCGGCACGCGAGGGAGGAGGCCTAAGATGGCCCTCCTAGACGGTATCGACATCGCGAGTTACCAGGCGGAGCTCGTGCCGAAGAAGATGAGCACCACGAAGTTCATCATCGTCAAGGCCACCGGCGGCACCGGGTACAAGAACCCGCACTTCGCGAAGCATGC